GCATCTCTCACCACAGCAGGTGCAGCAACGGGGATAGGTTTATCAATATGTCGCCACACATCTGAGGCAAAGTCGGGGCGATGCGGATCACTACCCTTCGGCGTTGTCAGAATGATCGTGATCGCTTGATTGATGTCGTTGGCATCCTCAACGATGCCGCCAAGCTCACCAAGGCGAGACTGCCAAAAGGTTGATGTGATTTGATCAGAGCGAATAGGAGTTGCCATACTCTAGGGTTCCTTAGAGTTACTGCCCGGAACTCACAATCGGATGCCCAGCACTGTCAACCCCAGTAACAACTGTAATCGCCTTTCCATTTATCGTGCTCTCTTCCGTCCCCGTGATCACAATCTTGGTGCAGTTGATTGTGAGGATACCAGTAGAGCGATCGAACTCAAACAGGGAACCATCCTGAAACGTAACGTGATGCTTATTTAGAGTCGTGATGGGGGGCGGGTTTTTCTGGCTGTACAGGCAGCCAAGAATTACCCCTTGCTCTCCTTTTTCGTCGAGCATACACGCCACAAAATCACCCGGATCAACCCATACGGCATACTGATCCTCTTTCACGCGAGTTTGCAGAATCGCTAGCCAATAGGTATCCATGCCCTGCATGTCTTGCAGCTTTACCCGTGCCCGTCCGGTCGCTGCATCCACCTCTGATACATAGCCAAAGTGCAAAGACGATTTACCTTTGGATGAGCCAGACGGCTTGCCCCTGCTACTGTTCTGTTGTTGGTTCACTAGCTCCGTCCTCGGCTGCTTGCACTTCAGTTTCGATAGCGATCGCTTTGATTGATGTCCGTAACCCCTGCCCCTTCCGGTAGTTGTGGGTAGCTTGCTGGATTTGATATTTGCCAGAAAATTTGAGTAAGCCGCTCATCGTGAAATTCATGCCCGCTGCATAGATCGGTTCAAATTCGCAATCCAAATCAAGTTCAACCTTACCCCGATTCGCTCGGCGTAGGGCTTCCTGTGCCTTGGTTTGGGCTTGCTCTAGGTTTTCTACCCGCTCTCTGATTTGCAAGACATCATCGGTGGCCACCGCTTCGGGTTCCCCCTCAATTTCGGTATCCTCTGGCTCCGCTACCTGGTTGCCATCAATATCAAATTCTGCCTCAATAAAATCGCCAGTCTCAGGGTCTTGATAACTGATCTTTGCTGATTTATAGGTTCCCTTCGCCCCACGGCGCAGCCCATACCGAGAGATAGCGGATGTCCCAATAGTGAGTTCAAAAATGGGATCAGCTTCCTCCAAGTCAGACTCACGGAAAAATACAAGACGAGTGGCTGATTCAATCTTAAAAATCAGCCCATATTCAGCGGCTAAATCTCGCAGAAATTCCAAGTCAGTCTGCTCTTTTTGGGTCACTCGTTCCAGTTGAATTTCTGGAATCTCACCGACCAATTCTAGTCCGTGGTCATCGGCTATGGTCTGAGCGATCGCCCTTAGTGTCGTCTCTTCAAATGCCCGTGTTTTCTGTTCTCTGAGCGTCGAAGTGATAGGTGCTCCTACGCCTTTGAGTGATACCGTATCACCCTGACTGCCACCGCTAAATGTTGGCTCGTCAATCTCAAAGCTGATAGGCGGTATTGATTCCTCGTTTTCGTAGCCCAAGGTCAGCGTTAGCAATGCACCCTCGGCAGGTAGCCACGCTCCAAGCCAACGGCGATCGCGGTTCTCAAGGCTCACATCCACATCATCAGATTCACCCTCTAGCTTGTCCGTGTAGCGGATGGACAACAGATCGGGCTTGATGCTCTCAGAGATGTCTGTTCCTTCGTAGAGGAGTGTAAACGTAGGGATTCTGGGCATTAGAAGGGTGTCAGAATTTCGTCAAAAGTAAGCAAAGTGTCGTCCTGCAACTCAATATAAATCTCACCACCGGACAGAGTAGATTGCGACGGCCCCACAGCAAACCCGATCTCTTCCTGTTCATGCACTGGACAAACATTGGCGATTGCCCCTTCCCCTTTTATGGGCGTTCCGTCTAAATTCCGAACGCCTTTCAGTTCATACCCAATGTGATCGCCTGCTCTTAGGTTCTTGATTTGCGGAATTGCATCTTGTAGTTCTGTTGCAGTCATCAGCGCCTCCACGGTGGCAATTTATCACTAGATAAGCTCGGCTGCGGTTTATCTTCCTGTGGAATCCTCAGCACAACGCCTGCATCCAGGATAGTCTGTAATCGATAGGTTGGATTTGCCTCTACAATTTTCTGCCACTGGTAGGGATTCCGGTAATACTGCCAGGAAAGCATATCCCAGCGTGTATTGTCTGTGCAGATATGTTCTAAAAATGTTGTAGTTGCCATGTCCTATCCCTTCTTGCTGAATGGGTTTTGCACTTCGGGTTCTTCCTCTGCCGGTGGCGTGATGTCTTCTAGTAACTCGACTGAAACCTCCATCAGTCGCACCTTTCCAAGATCATTCACCAATTTCAAATCAACGTTTACGTCTGTCAGCACATAATTGCCACGGAACACGCCAGAACCAATCTGCAAGGGGTAAGCAAGATGTGAATCCTTCATGCCCTGCAAAAGCGCTAACTTTGCGTCAGGATTGCACCATCCATGATGCAGCCTAAATTTCAGGGATAGGGTTTGCAGCGAATCCCCAACATATTGAATCTTCGGCTTGCCATCCAAAACATCATGCTTGGCGTACTGTGCAGACTCTTTGTAGTTCCAGCCCTGCGGTGCATCCCAGTCTGAAAATGCATACTCACCCAGCAATAAAATGATGGGCGTTTTGGTCTGTGTTGCTTGTTGCGATCGCCGTCCTGCCTGTGTCATGCTAGCTCACCCTCCACACAGTCACGATGCCCATAGACCAACTGTCCTGTAGAGATAATTTCAAGCTGAATCACAGACTTAATGCCCGGATGTGCTTGCACTGGGCGATCGCATACAGGGCAGTAGTTTTTCGGCGGTCGATTACGCTTGACCATAGCTGACCCTCGATTGATTGCGTTGAATCTCACCCATGAGTCGGGGTAACTCTTCACGGAGTGTTTGAGCGATCGCCTGTGGGTCGCCGCTGCCTGCATTAATTGTGAGGTTGATGGTAGTCGCGCCGCCGCCTGCAATTGGTGCAGCACCAGGCGCACCGATCGGGCTAGAGAGCATAGCTCCAGTCGGCGCTAGCAAATTCTGCATTGCAGCGGTCATGGGGGCTGGAGTGATGCCGCTAGTGATGGAACTGACAATATTGCCACCCACTTCCATGATTCGCCTAAACGGGCCCTCTTTCGCTGGGGAAAACGGCATCAGTGCTAATGCCGCGCTTGCCATTTCACCCATTGCGCTGGTTACGGCACCGATCGCGCTGCGGATACCGTCTGCGATGCTGTTTACGATATTTGCACCCGCATCAAACATTTGACTCGCAATTTGGGTAACAGACTGCACCATCTGAGTACCCATCTGCGCGATCGCGGTAACGGCGTTAGTAGCTCCAGTTGTGATCGCAGTAACGATGTTTGTGATAGCAGTCGTAACTGAGGTCACAAAGCTTGTAACCGTTGACGCAACCAGCGTTCCGATGCTTGTAATGATGCTCATGACGGTTGTGAATATCATCTGCCCCATCATCATGATATTCATCACAAACCCCATGATTGCAGTCATGATACCCGTCACGATGACCATGATTGATGCCCAGATAGATTGAGCCATTGTGATGATTCCGGTGATGAATTGGGCGATCCATAGCCAAATTTGGGTGATGCCCAACACAATCAAAGCTACAGCCAAATTAATATAGGCTCCAATCATATTGACGATCGCCATGATCAGCGTTGGCAGTTGGGTGAATAAGGTCATCACGGCTTGTTGGATTACGGTCATAAACGTGCCAAACGTTAGTGTCACGCCCATTAACGCAGACCCAAATGCGAACACCGCATAGACAACGCCGAGGAGGATCGCGGCTAAGCCTGCAAACCCTGTGACGACACCTTGCACAAGGGTGAGAGCGCCTGCAAATGCTCCAGATATGGCGGTTCCAACTGTAGCCAGAATGCCCATTATTCCGCCCGCTGCCGCGACTGCACTGAAGGCAGACACGACAGCACCGATCGCACCCACCAATGAACCGATACCAATTAGGATGGGCCCGATCACTCCCACGATCGCCAGTAATCCCATTGCGATCGTGGTTAGCCCTGGATGCTGTGCAGCAAATTCTGCAAATCCTTGCACCAATGGAATGATGGCTTCCATCACAGAATTGATAGCAGGCAGCAACACCGATCCGGCTGTCACTGCCAATTCCATCAGCGAGTTTTGGAATACTTGGAATTGGTTGGCGGTAGTGGCTGCGCGGTTCTCAAATTCAGCCAGCATTGATCCGTCTAATCGTTCTGTATCCCCAATAGTTTCAAGGTTCTGGGCTAGTGTTTTAGAATCCTGAGCCATTGATGCGATGATCGCTGCGTCTGTCCCAGACCCAAACATATTACGGATCGCGGTAGCTTGTTGTTGTGCGTCAAGCTCTCCCAAATTATCGAAAAATGTTGTTAGTGCCCCCATCGCATCATCAGCCACCATAGATTCCATTTCGGCAGCAGACAGCCCAATTGCGGCAAGCCCCTCCTGAAATTTGGCGGTTCCAGATGATGCAGTTTGCAATGCTGGAAGAATGCCATTGATCGCAGTTGCAGCAACTTCCGGCGGTTTTCCTAGCGCAA